ATATAAAATTATCAATAAAAAATATTTTATACAATAAAATATTTTTTTTATTCATTAGTTATTGTTTTTATTGTTATAATTCTTAAGTTTATAGCATTGCCAGTAAAGAGTTTATTAAGCAAAGATACAAACATGTGGTTAAGTTATATATATCTTATATTCCTTCTATATTTTTTTGTATTTATCGTGATAAGAGCAAGGCAACTTCATTAACATATTACTTAACAATATATATTGTATTATGTTAATTATAAAATCTTTAAAAAAAATGACAGTAAAAATTACTTATTTTATATTATGTTATTATTTAACATTAACTCTTCTTTACTAAAATGTCTATACCACATATTAGTCTATTTTCAAGTAAAAGCGAGTATTTAGAGGTGGTAACAAAACTATTACAAGATATGACGTGTTGTTTATGTTTAGAACCTTTTTCTCGTACATCTTTGGATAATAACATATTTCCGGAAAGATTAAAAAAATGTGGTCATGTTTTACATAATACATGTTATTCTAAATATTTAAAAGCTTCAAGTAAAAGATATGGTTCAGCAAATCTAAAAGAAAAATTAAGGTGTCCTTATTGTAACAGTTTATTAATGAAAGATATTTAATTATCTATTTTATATAAAAATACTTGAATATAAAAAGTATGTGTAAGAAACCTTGATTTCTTCCCTATATTATAATTATTTTATATACTTTTTTGATGCGGTCTTAATGTTTTCTTCTTGATTAATTCATTTTCAAATAATATTCGTGGTCCAACCTCATAACTCATTGCTTTCTCAATATCTCTTACTCCTTTGACTAATTTAAATAATCCTGGTATAATTTCAACCGATGATGATTGATCAGAACCCCAATCATTATGACTTAAACAAATATGTCTTTCAAATCCATCAATACCCATTCCAACTGCTGCAAAAGTTGTTGTTAATCCATATTCATGTCCAGACCAATATATTTTTTTTTGAGGATATTTGTTTTTTAACCATAATATATATTTTAAATTTAATTCTTCATATGGTGCCGGATAACAACTATTCGTATGCATTATTATATCTGGATCACATTCTTCAACACATTTTTCTATTTCTTCTTCAGTACTCATGCCAGTACTTATCATAAATAATGAAAATTTTTTTCGTGCATATCTACATAATTCTAAATCAGTGATTAATGCACTTGGTATTTTACCAATATGTGTATATTTACACATTAAATCAACGGATGGTATATCCCAAACAGAAGCAAAAAATTCTGCATCTATTTCTTTTGCATAATCAAATAATTCTTTTATTTGTTCCTCATTAAATTCAATATGTTCTTTATATTGAAGATATGTCATTTTACCCCATGGTGTATCTTTTTCTTTGTTTTTCTCGGATTCTGGAACACATAGTTGTGGTGTTCTTTTTTGAATTTTAATATAATCCACACCTGAAAATTTTGCAAGTAGCATCATTTTCTTACAAATATTAACATTACCATTATGATTTATACCTATTTCAGCTATTATTTTAACCATTTTCTAATTATTAATTATTAAATAATCTTTATATTAAAAATTTTCATTTGATATTTATTCTCAAACTATTTTCATTATGACTTCCAATATTATATATTTGTTCATTATTATTATCATTATTTATTATTTTAATTTTTAAATCTTGTCCCCATCCACAGTTACTATCAGTTCTTATTATTATTAATTCATTATTATCTATATTAAAATCAAAATCATCTGAAAAAAGATGAGGAAAAATAAGTATAGTATAATTATTTATTTTTTTTAAATTTTTATAATATAACATTCTATTTTTATGTAATATTTCATATTCTTGATGTGTAGGTGTATAATATCCTTTATAATGTGTATTTGCAAATAGATATTTACTATTCATAATTAAAATTTTAGAATCTTTATAATAATTTCCATTTACTTCATGTCTTAATAATATATTTTTATGATAAGTATATTTATAAAATAATTTTGGTCCAGTTGGTTCTAAAGATATTGTTCCATAAAAATTATTTATTACATTATTTACAATATTATCAATACAATATTTAAACTCTATTGCATTTTTAACAGAAATTATTATAGAATTAAACATTAAGTCATTTCCTCTATCTTTACAATAAATATTATCATCATTATTTTTAATTATATTACGAAGAGGTATTCTTAAAATATATTTATTATCAAAATAACAACCACCATTTATATAAATATAACAATAACGAAACAAATCAGCTTTAAAAGCTCCCGGATATAATATATCAAATGCATTTAATATTTTTTCTTCAAAATTGTCTTTTATAAATTCTCTGCAATCATTATCATCATAAAATTTATATTCATATTCCGGATTTAATTCTAAAAATGTTTGTTGTGCATTATAATGAAGTAAACTATTATAATTATCATTTTTAGCAGTTTGAACAATTATCTTTGGTATTTTTTGTTCATAATAGGTAATAGGACATAATTTTACTTTTGTTAATATAATGATTATTTTTTCATTTTTATATGAACTTCCTAAAGATATATTTTGATATTCATGATACTTTATATTATCATATATTTTTATAAATAAATTTAAATCCCATCCTAATTCTTCATCTAATCTTCTAATAATTATTTTACATTTATAATTATCTATATAATAAATAACAATATGAAAATCATCTACATACTTATTATTTTTTACCATTTCATATTTGTTATGAATACAAATATCTTCTCTAACTGGAATATATTTATTTATTTTATTCATTTAATATATATATTAAATATTTATATATTATATTTTGAAAATTAACAAAGATATTTACTATCATTATATTTTCATATAAAAAAAAATATAATAATTTATTAATAAAACTTATATTTAATGAAAATATATGGTTTTTTATCAATTAAAAATATAAATAAATAAAAATACACATATCAATATTTTTATTGTTTTTTTAAAAATAATATTGAAAATCATTTATATATTTATTATCAATACATATTATCTTATATTTTATTTAACAATAAATTTTTTGTCATTCTCGCTTGAGTTTCCAATATTTATAATATAAATATTATTTTTATATATAACTTTTAATACAATAAATTGTCCCCATCCAAAATCAGTATCTGTTCTTTTAATACTAAATATATTATTATTTATATTACATATTTCAAATTTATCGGATTCATAATCTAAATTATAATAAAAAGTATATTCGTTTAACACTATAATATGTCTATAAAAAAACATATTTTTATGCCATAAATATCTAAAATCTTTATTTGTATTATAATAGTTATGATAATAATCTTTATAAGATAATTTTAAAATAAGATTATATTCATTATAATCATTATTATTAAAATAAATATTACTATTTTGTCTTATTAATTTTGATTTCATATTATTATAATTTTCATAAAATATTAATTTTCGAGTAGTTATATATGGTGTTTCTCCCATATTTTTATTTATAATATTGTAATATGAATCTTTTAATAAATCATACATATATTGATTATTTTTTTCCACCATAATAATTCCACTATAATATGATTTTTCATCATTGCATAAAATTATTTTATCATCGGGTTCTATTATTTTACATAATGGTTTTTTTAATATTATTTTACAATGAAAATAACATCCTCCATTTAGATATAAATAAAAATATTTAAAAAGATCACATTTTAATGCTCCTGGTATTAATAAATCATAAGCAGTTAATATATCATGATTATTAAAATCACAATTTAATACATTATTTTGAATAAACTCTCTACAATCATTATCTGTAAAAAATTTATATTCATATTCGGGATTTAAATCAATAAATGTCATAATTGAATTATAATGATACATATTTAAATTCATATTATAATTACTTGTTTGAATAATAACTTTTGGAATTATTTGTTCCACATATTCATTTTTATATAATAATATATTTGTATAATATTCTATAATTTTAATAGCATCATCGCTACTACCTAATGATATTTTTTCAAAATTTGTATTATCTATATCCATTAATTTAATTTTTAAATCTTGACCCCAATTATTAGCATCTAATCTTTTAATTGTTATTTTGAATTTATTTTCTGCTAAATAATATATAATAATACTAAAATCATCATTTGTAAAATTATCTATTATATAATAATTATTTTTAATTAAATAATAATCCATATAGAATATATACATTATATTCAAATTAAAAATAAATAAAATAAACGATTTAAAAATTCTTTTAGTTATACCTTTTTAAGCATTTTTATGATATGAAATATAATGAATTAAATCTATAAAAAAAAATGAATAAATTTTTTTATAGATTTAATTCATTATATTTCATTATTCATAAAAAAATAATATCATGAATTTGATAAAATATTTAAAAGATTTAGACTTCTACGAAAAACGTAAAATAATAGATATCAATCATTTTAAAGATGATATAAATACTATAAATTTTGGATTATTATCACTTAATCCAAATGCAATAAATATTTTAAAAAATAATATGGATAAAATTAATTGGAATAATTTATCATTAAATCCAAATGCTATTAGTATTCTAGAAAAAAATCTTGATAAAGTTAATTGGAAAAATTTATCATTTAATCCAAATGCTATTCTTATTTTAGGAAATAATATAGATAAAATCAATTGGTTTACATTATCTGTTAATCCAAATGCTATTCCTTTATTAAAATCAAATATGAATAAAATTGATTGGAATAATTTATCATTAAATCCAAATGCTATTCCTTTATTAGAAAAAAATGTTGATAAAATAAATTTTTCCAATATATCTCTTAATAAAAATTTAGGAAAATTTTCAGATTTTTCTATTTTTATTGATAATAAAATAAATAGAAGCTCAGGAATAGAAACTTGTTGTACATGTTTAATATATAACTATGAATATATTGATAATATACAATTAAAAAAAATGATTGAATCTATGAAAAATATTTGTAATTTTGATAAAAAAATGTATAAGAATGGATGGTTCTATAACCCCTCTAAATATTATTGTGATATAAATCAATGTTGTCATAATTTTCAAAATTTTTTAAATGATATAACTGGATATAATAATAATCCTACTATTCTATATTCTATTGGTGATGGTTCTCATCGTGTATATACTCAACCGTCATATCAGGGTATACATAGTTTATTCAAAAATAAAAATCCATTAATAATTAAATTTTTAGAATTTTATTTGAACCATAAATTAGATAAAATTTTTGAAAATAGTGATTTAAAAAAACAATATTATATAATAGATACCATAATAAATTGGTTTTTTTTAAAAACCCCACTAAATATAAATTTATTTTCACAAATAAAACCTAAATTCTATATTCATAGAATTAAATGTATATGTGATTGTAATAATCCAAATGCTATGAGTATTATAGAAAAATATATTGATAAACTTGATATTGAATGTTGGAAAATATTATCAAAAAATCCAAGTGCTATATCAATTTTAGAAAAAAATCTTGATAAACTAGATGATGATTGTTGGAAAGAACTATCTAAAAACACAAATGCTATATCAATTTTACAACAAAATATGCATAAAATAAATTGGAATTATCTTTCATTGAATATAAATGCAATGGATATTTTAGAAAAAAAAATAGGTAGTGAAAAATTAATTCAAAAAGAATCAATCCATTTTTTATTGAAAGATAATTTTGATAATATTGGTATAGATTTACATTCATCCATAAATATTATGAATAAAAAATTTGATAAAATAAATTATGATTTAGAAAGAATAGATAAATTAGACTTAGATTTATATAGTACATATAACAATGTTATTAGTATTTTAGATAATGAAAAAAAAAGAATAGATAAATTAGATTTAAATATTCTAAATATGGATGCAACACATAAAGATAAATTAGAATTAATATTATCAAATAATTTAAATTTAAAGGAAAAAATAGATACATTCAATTTAGATTATTATCATAAATATAATAATATTATTAGTATTTTAGATAATGAAAAAAAAAGAATAGATAATTTAGATTTAAATATTCTAAAAATGGATGCAACAAATAAAGATAAATTAGAAATAATATTATCAAATAATTTAAATTTAGAGGAAAAAATAGATACATTCAATTTAAATTATTATCATAAATATAATAATATTATTAGTATTTTAGATAATGAAAAAGAAAGAATAGATAATTTAGATTTAAATATTCTAAAAATGGATGCAACAAATAAAGATAAAATAGAAATAATATTATCAAATAATTTAGATTTAGAAGAAAAAATAGATAAATTAGACTTAGAATATTATGATAAATATAATAATATTATTAGTATTTTAGAACAAGAAAAAGAAAGAAACATAATTTACGATTTATGTATATTTTTAGTATTTTGTATATTTATATGCATTGTAATATAAAATTCTAGTGATTGAATAAATTTTATAACTTTTATAATTTAAACAGATTTTTTAATATAAATTTAGGTTTCCTCACTATATATACGCGATTAAATAAAAAAAAAATGAATAAATTTTTTCATAGATTTAATTCATTACATTATTCATAAAAAATAATATCATGAATTTGATAAAATATTTAAAAGATTTAGACTTCTACGAAGAACGTAAAATAATAGATATCGATCATTTTAAGGATAATATAAATACTATAAATTTTGGATTATTATCACTTAATCCAAATGCAATAAATATTTTAAAAAATAATATGGATAAAATTAATTGGAATAATTTATCATTAAATCCAAATGCTATTAGTATTCTAGAAAATAATCTTGATAAAGTTAATTGGAAAAATTTATCATTTAATCCAAATGCTATTCTTATTTTAGGAAATAATATGGATAAAATCAATTGGTTTACATTATCTGTTAATCCAAATGCTATTCTTTTATTAGAATCAAATATGGATAAAATTGATTGGAATAATTTATCATTAAATCCAAATGCTATTCCTTTATTAGAAAAAAATGTTGATAAAATAAATTTTACTAATATATCTCTAAATGAAAATTTAAAAAAGTTTTCAGATTCTATATTTTGTAATACTTTTTTTAAATATAGTGATTATTTTCTAAATTTTCAACATAAAATATTTATAGATATTAGGTCTCAATGTGGTGCTAAATATATACTAAAAAATATTTACGGTAAATGTTTATTAAATAACTATAAATATATAGATTTTATTCAATTAAACAAATTAATTGATATTATGGAAAAAAAATGTTCTTTTACAAATAATTATAGAGATCTAATGTACCAAAGTTATAGTTCTTTTCAATATAATGATTTTAGTTACCATATAAGTAAATGTAAATGTGAACGTAATTGTAAAAATGATAATACTTATATTTGTAATCGTAATTTTAAATCTTATTTTAATAATGGTTTGAAAAATTGTGATCCTGAATTTGAAAATCTTGATAGTTTATATGAAAATAATAATTTTCATATAATTAAATTTTTAGAAAAAGAATATATAAATAAAAATTTAAATAACATATGTCATCTAATATCAGAACCAAAAATAATAAATTGGTTTTTTTTACAAAATAATTTAAATGGAATAGAATTATTTTCATCCATTTCTCATCAATTTAATAAACATTTAGTTCATTTATGTGGTAATAATAATATAAATGCAATTTCTTATTTAGAAAAAAATCTCGATAAACTAGATGATGATTGTTGGAAAGAATTATCTAAAAACGCAAATGCTATATCAATTTTAAAACAAAATATGCATAAAATAAATTGGAATTATCTTTCATTGAATATAAATGCAATTGATATTTTAGAAAAAAAAATAGGTAGTGAAAAATTAATTCAAAAAGAATCAATCCTTTTTTTATTGAAAGATAATTTTGATAATATTGGTATAGATTTACATTCATCCATAAATATTATGAATAAAAAAATTGATAAAATAAATTATGATTTAGATAAACGAATAGATAAATTAGATTTAGAATTATTTAGTAACTATAATAATATTATTAGTATTTTAGATAAAGAAAAAAAAATAATAGATACATCCATAAATATTATCCATAAAAATTTTGATAAAATAAATTATGATTTAAACGAAAGAATAGATAAATTAGATTTAGAATTATTTAGTAACTATAATAATGTTATCCGTATTTTAGATGATGAAAAAAAAAGAATAGATAATTTATATTTAAATATTCTAAATATGGAGGCAACAAATAATTTAAATTTAGAAAAAAAAATAGATAGATTAGACTTACAATATGAAGAAAAAGAAAAAAATATAATTTATGATTTATGTATATTTTTAGTATTTTGTATATTTATATTTATTGTAATTTAGAGCGGTGCGTATTTTAAATGCCGGTTTAATGACAAAAAAAATATTTATCGCTTTACTCATTAAAGAGTTTCTAAATTCTAAATAATTGGCTTTCTTAAGTATATTATAATGGTAGATACACTTAATCCCATCAGATGCTATTTAATCTACTACCTTGATTAAACAACAATTTCTTTTTCTGTCTTGTTTTTCTTTGTTTTATTATTATATTATTTTCTTTTGGTTTAGGACTAAATTCTTTAGGTC